TTAACGCCCCATTCGTTGTTAGCGTGACGTTTGTAAATGTTGCTGTGTCAAAAGTCCAGTACGCAGTAGTTCCTTGAAAGGTTGGCGTAATGTTTGTGAGGGCAATTCCTCCGGCCGTGTAATTGGTTCCACTGCATTCACCCGATGCTGTGTAAACAGTCGTTGAGGCGCCAAGATCCGCATTGGCGGTATATAAGGCCAACTTAAAGACATCGCCCGTCCCCGCTGTAAAGTTGTGCAGTCCCTGAGCTAGCTCAACCTTGAAACTTGTCGTCAGGGTTTGAATGATTGCCATCAGACCACCTTATCTCGGACCTGCCCAGTCCTATACGAATCCTGGCGCTCAAGGCCATCACCAAGGCGCTTGGCAAGAATCAGTGCTTCCTTGTATCGGCTATTTACCAGATTAACCATGTCCGGCTCACCTTTCAAGAAGGTGTATGCCTCAATCAAACAACCGTACAAGAGCACCGTATCAAAGTTATCGCCAAGCCATGTGGTCGTAGCGCTAACATCCCCGGCGCCAATAGACGTTGGGTAGTAGAAATAGTGGAGCTCTACTGAATAAGTAAGATCTGGCGTAGGACCAAGTATAAATACCAGCTCTTTGGTATTCGTTGGATAGTCAGGCCCAAACAATGCGTAACAGTATGGTCGGCCGGTATTGCCCGCTCCGGTCGGAATCGGGAAAGACTCCCGAATAAAGTTCACATCTTTGTTAAGCAGGTAATGATAGGAACCGTCTGTATCAATCACTGCAAATGAATAGGGCGCAAGAAAATCGTCCGGTGCCTGCAAGTATCGATTACTTGCCACACAGGCTGCCGTCACGTTTTTCCGTAGCGATGGAAACTGTACAGTGTTAAAGATCCGCTGCTCAGCTTGCTGCGCAAACGTCTGAAGCGTTGCCGTCTCAAACGTCGTTTCGCAAAAATCTTGAATCGCAGTCTTAAGCTCGCCCCAATTCATGATGGCTCCTTAAGCCATTGGCCCTCGACACATCGTACCTTTAGTGGCCGCACCGGCTCCACGCATTTTAATGCCAGAAGTCTTAACTTGGCTATTGGGATTCATAGCTACACCATGAGTAGGCTGCCAGTCCTTAACCATGTTGTATGGCATTTCCTTGCCCGGGCTGGGCGATGCCACAACCTTGGCGCCAGTCATCGTATGCGGCTCTGCGTAAACAGATGCCGGACCGACTTCTTTGCCACCTTGCTTCATTGAATACTTAGCCATGGATTACCCCTGGTTGCGTGCGCGTGCGAGATTGCGACCCATCTTCCTCATCATCTCTGATGTTGGTCCGCCCTTGCGCATTTTTGTCAAAGGCTTTCCTGGGTGCATGGCTTTCTCGTGCTTGTGTACCGCAGCAGCCGCGGTCTTTTTGTCCTGCTTGATGTCGTCTTTCATGTCGGCTCCTAAGATGCTGTGACACTGTTCAACAATGCTTGACCCACAAGGTGATTGGGAGTCATGCCGTAATCGTATGATCTTGCACCGCCAACCGGATTGAAGCCCCATTCAATAGTTCGGCTTCCTTCAAGAGGAACTCCCGTATATAGCGGGTTAGTTCCTACCGTGTTGTTCGTCTGCATCCCGTTGTAGCCTGACTGGTAATACGAATTGGAATCGGGACGTGGATTCCGTACGGCCTGCGGATCGTTCACGGGAAACATGCCTAGCTGCAACTGCGGCTGATCAGGTTCCCAGCAAGTCGGACATACCAGTATATTGACATTTTTTGTCTTAATTGTCAGCGGTTTTAGCTGTTTTAGCTTATAGCGGAACCCGCAGCGATCACACTGCGATATTGCCCACTTACCACTGGCAAACTGATTGGGCATTTAGAACCCGCCCGTACCTAAGAATGACTGCCTTGGGACAAACCTGATCGGAGCCTTCTCCCGATCCTCGTCGGCCGCTAGCTGCCATGCCTCATCGTACTGCGCTTTCAGCATCCCCATGCGCTCCAAGCCACCCTCCACTTTCATAGATAGCTTGTAAGCCAATCCGGCAATCAATGCCTCTTGGAATCTGAATGGAATGTCTTCCACATTCACACCATTCCCTGCGTCTTGCAGCCTTCTCATGCGCCAGTAAACAAGCGTGTAATAAGGTGTTGCAATGGATCCTTGGTCTGGCGCTGGCCATACCGTGACGTTAGGGAATTTGGTGTTGCTTACTGTGGCCCCAGATGTGTGAGATGCAGCCGTGGTGTTGTTCTGGCCGCGCACTACGTTATCTAGCGTTGCATAAGCTGAAGCACCCGTTGCCACATTCTCGGCTTGGGTTGAAGTTCCGTAGTAATAAACCGTCTCCGCTCCAATGTTTGCATATCCTGCATATGGTATCCCTGCGAGGCTAGACATCGGTATTGACGTAGCAGAGGATGAGATGTTTGCCGCAAGTGTCCCAGTAAAGACATACGTTTGACCGCCCTGTCTGTCAATGTAAATTTGAATCGGCCGCCCCGTGGCAAGCTTATTTGGTATGGTCGAATAAGTACTAACCGAGATTCGACTGATGTTTATATCGGTCTGGTTCTGGCTCTCACCCGTACGAATGATCGTCTCAACCAGATCAACTGTGTTGATTGGTAGCGGATAGGTTATCTGGTTAGCATAGAGCTGGATAGCCCCTTGCTCCATGGTCCACAAATTGATGCCGCGGTTCGCCCACTCTGTTAACAAAAGGTTTAGTGATCGACGGGCCGTGCGTAAATCATAGCCTGATCGCAACTCCCGGCCGCACCGCTCATAGGCTTCTTCCACAAGCTCATTCAAGTTGGGGTCGAAATTGGTCGTCCCGGTCGTGAATGCCATGATTACCTCTTAGCCGTCAAAGCAGACTTGCGAAAAGCTTCTGCTGTAGGAGCACCCTTGGCGCCAGGTTTTCTCATCTTCTCACCTGACCCGGCTGCAATACGCTTGCGCTTAGCGTTGATGTTTGCATAAAGCCCAACCTTGCCTCCCTCTGCGTACTGAATGAAATCAGTATCATCACGTCGGGATTTTAATTTGGGACCCGGCATTTTCGAGGGGTTGATACACCCCATACCCCGGCTCTTGAGCATAGATATTCTCCATCAGAGAGGCAAGGCCCATGGGCAAATAAGGCTGCATGGGTCGCAGGTAATTAGGATACGGCATTCCATAGTATGTGGGAAGTTCTGGGGCCGGTACGTTTGGATATTCGTAATTAATCCCATTCGCAACTGTTGATGTATTGGCTGGCTGCGTTACGGGGATATCAGTCCCTGGCGCAACAATAATTGGCGGAACCGTAATTGGAGGATTGGTTGTGGTAGCTCCTCCGCCCGTGGTTGTTGTCGTCGAAGTTGTTGTTGACGGCGGCAAAACCGGAGGCAAGTCCAGAGGGTCTGCCGTTATAGGCTCTTGCGGCGCAGTAACCGTTACAGTTCCCGCATTTATTGAACCTCCTGGAATGGTGTCTGCACCACCACCGCCAGAAGGGGTGTCCAGCGTAATAACGTCGGTGTCTGATAAACCAGAGCCTACAGAGTCTTTTGTACTCGTAACAACAACAGGAGTCGAGCCCGTTCCGCCAGATACCGGTACTGCTGGTTCTGCAACATCCACATTTGATGCTGTACCTTCAGAAGGTTTTACTCCTGTAACCGTTACTGAAGGATCGGCAACCGTAGTTACTGGCGGCGGTTGTGCAGTAATCACATCTTGTGTAAGAGCACCACCAACAGTTGGGGCGCCAGCCGCACCCGTGACCGTTACCGATGGCGAACCAACCGTTCCTGAGCTGCCGGTTAATGTGTCCTGTCCAGTTGCCGACAAGGTAGTGTCTTGACCTCCTGTTACTACAACCTGATTCGTTGCGCCGCCAGAAGTTGTTTCAATCGCCGTCTTCTGGATTTCATTAAGACCAGTCGTATTTAGCTGGGTTGATGTTGCACCAGGTGATACACCTGAAGCAATCTCATCAATAAGTTTGGCGTTGTTTTGTACAAAGTTCAGAACCGCCAAGGGATTGGTTGCCATGGCCGTGATGTTCTGGCCACCTGTAAATGCAGTCTGTACGATAAATTTTGCCTGCGCCGCGGTTAGTGTCTTGCCGCTAGCCTCAACAAGCTTATCGACTACCAATGGCGTTATGGATGTTGTGAGCGTTTTTGTCAGGTCAATGTCACCATTAACCATCAACTGATTGAGTGAACTACCAATAGCTCTTGCCGCAATAATTGCTTCTTTATCCGTAAGCAAAAAAGCCGTTTTGTCTGCATTCTCAAGATTCGATAGCATCTTGTAGGCTTCTTGAGTCGCCATGTTGCTAATGACCGGGGCTACACCACCAGCAATAAAGCCTTTGCTGAAATCACCTCCAGCTGCTTCAGATACCAATCCTTGATAGGTGCCACGCACAATCGCTGTTGCAGTTGCTGTGGCCACGGGCGCTGACATGCCTGTTGTCATTAACATGCCGGTTAAACCAGTTCCGGGTACGATGGCTGTTGATGCCGCTGTTCCGCCTGCTACAGCGCCAACGTCTACAGCAGCTCCCGCCGCACCAATAAGCTCGGGCAATAAGTAAGGCGCAGCGATTGCTGATATAACTGCCAGAGGTAATGCGTATTCCTTGGCGCCATACTTCTCTTCCCAGTTGCTAGCTATACCGGCTCCGCCACCAGGCGTCTGACCAAGGAAGTATCCTGTACTGCCAGACCCTTCTCCCTCAGAACCAAATCGCCACATGCCGCCATTCTGTGACTGTGGTACAGCTTGCAACTCTTTGCCCGTGGCTTTATCAAAGTACACCACGTAATTCGTTGCTTTCTCGCCCTCGGTTTCTCTGAAGTCGCTGCCAACAACGTCACCAGTTGCAGGCAAATTCCTTGTTTCAACACGCGTACCAATTTGGTTAAGGTCTTTGATGCCATAACCCTCTAGGTAATTGACCATCTTTTCTAGGTGATGGGTCCAGCCGCTGTTTTTATCCCATACGCCGTTCTTCGTTCCGCCGCTAGTAATCTCTGTGAGCTGGTTGGTTAACCGCTCTTTCGGAGTCATCTGGGCATCTGCTACATAAGCTTGAAGATTCTTGAGAATGTCCGGCCGGGTTTCATCCGTTCCAAGGTAGCTAGCCAACTTGGATAGATCCATGTTGTTATCTTTGGCAAACTGAGCAAGCTCTGCGTAGCTTAACTGCTTATCTTCGCCAGCATACTTGTTCATTTCCGTGGTTACACGGTAAGCGTCAAGGTTTTTCGTTGGTATGCCAAACACGCGCTCCATATCCGCATCGGATAGCTTGTTTGCTGTCTGAAACTCAGTAATCTTGCCAAAGTCTTTCACATCAAATGGCATCGTTTCACGCCATGTGCGCTCTTGCGGTGAGTAAACAGATTCCGCTTTGAGCTGAGCAAGGGTTTCTTTGTTGTCACCAAGATAGGTTTTCACAAAGTCATCGATCGTCATTTGCTTCTGGCCAATCAAGCCAAGCAATTCGTTTGACGTTAACTTGCCACCGCTTTCTTTTAGCGCCGATATTTGTTGGTCTACTTTAGCCTTATCAAGATCTGAGGCTGTTAGCTTCGAGATGTCCCCAAATATCCTTTCGAAGTCAGCATCCGATAGCTTCTCTGTGTTTTGGAAAGTAAGGGTCTGGTCAATCGTTGGAGGCGTTTTAAGTAACGTATACGCCTCCCGCCACGTTCTTTCTTGCGGCGTGAATGACGCCTCTTTATTGAGAGAGTCAATCGTTGCCTGCCCGCCACCAAGATAGGCTTTGGCAAAATCTTCTGGCGTCATGTTCTTGCTAGCAGCAAGACCCAAGACTTCATTTAACGTTAGTGTGTTATCGGTCGCCTGAAGCGCGTCAAGTTTGCCTTTGGTATCAATTTGATCCCTAGACTTGGTGATCACATCTTGGGTGATATTTAAGTACCTACCAAGATCTGCATCTGAAATATTGTTGGCTTTGGCGTATTCAAACGCCTTGTCCATCGGGATGGTTGATTTACCGTCCGTAGTGACCGCAAGCTTATT